ATTAGCATATTATGGATTAAAAAAACCAACTGAGGAAGTTGTTTATGAAGATATGTTGGCTGATACTTTCTTCGAATCTCACAGACCAAAAATATTGCAAAAACCAGGAACTTCATTATCTATTTTGATTTCTAAAAAAAATATAGGTGAATCGGTTGCATCAAAAGAGTATTTTAAGGCTGTACCTCACTCTTATGCAGGGAAAGATCGTTTTTTATATCCAGCTGGATATGATGCACCAATATATCCTTATATATGGCAAAAAAAGAAACATTTTGATGGAGATGATGTGCCTGGAAAATCACTATTAATAGGACCAGCTAGATTTACTCCACCTGGAACTCGGCAAACTAATCCAGGAGATGCATTTACATCAAAGTATCCTTTTAATGAAGAAATAAAAATATTTGAAAGTATATTTAAGACATTATTAAAAAATGAATATGGTATAGGAACTTGGAGAGAGTTTGATAAAATTATATCTGACGCTTCTGGTTTAACACAGAGGGCAATCGATTCAGAAAAAGTATTTAAATATGCACTTGACTGTGAATATAGAATTAGAGTATCAGAATAGTATTAATCTAAATAAAAAATAAATTATTGAAAATTAATTTGATACTTATAGGTAATAAAAGGTTATAAAATGAAAAAGCAGGTTCTCGATAAGGGATTTGTTGAAGTTATAGATACATTAGGATCAGACCTAACGGTAGTTAATTCAGCAAGAGTTTCATTTGGTAAAAGAAAAGAAGTGTATGATAAGTCAGATAGAGCACTCGTAAAATTTCTTGCCAAATATAAACACTTCTCTCCATTTCGACATATGGTGGTGCAATTCCATCTTAAAGCACCAGAATTTGTTATGCGACAATGGTATAAACACGTTGTTGGAATCGAAACCACATCATCATATCCCACCAAAGACCACGCTTGGAATGAGATTAGTGGTAGATACACACCAGTATCAGATTATTATATTCCAGAGGTGTGGAGAAAACAATCAGAAGACAATAAACAAGCATCAGAAGGCGAGTTAGATGTTTTACAGCAGAAAAGAATGACTCATATATATGAAAGATATTTATTAGATGTTGAGAGAGTTTATGAAACAATGGTAAAAAGTGGAATGGCTAAAGAACAAGCCAGAGTGGTATTACCATTATCACAATACACCGAAGTTTATTGGACGGCATCTTTTCAGGCTATTATGAATTTTATTGATTTGAGAGATGAGAAAACTGCACAATGGGAAATTCAACAATATGCTAAATGTTTAAAAGAAATGATGTATGACATTTATCCCGAAACTGTTAAAATATGGAGTGAAGTATATTGGAAATAATTGAGTCAAAAAAAGAATTTGATTCCTTTTGGTCTAAATATAATAGCAGAAAGGCAGAACCTGTAATCTATTATGTATTTTCAGATATACATTTACACCCATCTCATAATAGGATATCTTTTTTATGTGTAAGAATAGATGATGATTATATATTACCGTTCAATCATAATGATGCTCTAAATTTACCTATTGAGAATTTAGGTCGGTTAGTAACAGAAAATAAAAAGTATGTGTGGAATAAAAAGAATCTTTTACATCAAATTGATTTTAAACATATGGTAGATATATCGACACTATTATATTTAGAAACTAATAAAGATTATAATGATATAGATGAAGTTGATAATTACATATCTTTTTGGGATTATAAATTTCCAAATCAAAAAAATCTTAATGATTATATCCCATTATTAAAGCATTATGAATATATTAAAAAACATATGGATGATAATATTTTCAATGATGAGTTTATAAATTCTAGATATGATTATATGACAAGAATATTATATACTATAGAAAAAAATGGAATGCTAAAAAACGATAAATTGGTTTATACACAATATAATAATTTCACATCTACAGGTCGTCCATCTAATAGATTTGGTGGATTGAATTTTGCAGCATTAAATAAAACAGATGGTAGCAGAAAACCTTATATAAGTAGGTTTGGTAGTAAAGGTAAATTGGTAGAGTTTGATTATGATGCATATCATTTGAGATTGATTGCAGATGTTTTAAATTTTGAGTTACCAAAAACTTCAGTACATGAATATTTTGCAGAACTATATGGAATTACTTACGAAGAGGCTAAAGTATTAAGTTTTAAATATTTATATGGTGGAGTACCTTTTGATATTGGAAAAAATATAGAATTTTTTGGTGAAGTAAAAGGCTTTGTAAAAAAACTTTGGAAGTTATATCTAAAGGATAAATATATAGAATCTTATATTTATAGAAAGAAGATATATAGTAGTAATATGAGTGATATGAATAAAAATAAATTGTTTAATTACTTTATTCAAAATTTAGAAACAGAAAGAAACATGGAAGTATTAAATAATTTGTTACCAAAGATAAATAAATATAGGAGTAAGTTGATTTTATATTCATATGATAGTTTTTTGTTTGATTTTAATATAGAGGACGATTTAAAATGTTTGCAAACAATTAAATCTATATTAGAACATAATGGTAGATTTCCAGTTAAAGTACATTGGGGAGAAAATTATCACGAGATGGAAGATATAACGGAGAAATTTATAGTATGAGTTATTTTAAAAAAATTGTAACAAAATGGTCACAAAAGATTGGTAAGTTAGGTCCAAATTCTAAAAATAAGCATCATATTTTTCATTTAGAAAATATATTGTTAGATGAGGGGTGGACTTGGGATGCTATAAATGAATTTGTTTTATTGTTGGAAGCTAAACCATCTGGTTCTGAAATAGAGAAGAGAAAGAAAGATAAAATTAAATATCAGAAGAAAACTAAAGATGGCACTAAAGAAATAGAAATTCAGGCGGGATCAGCAGCAGATGACCCAGAACACGAAGCTCACGACCAAGCTCATCAATATGTATATGGAGAAAAACCAGAAGGTGAGGAAGGACCAACACAAAAAGATAAAGCTGGTGATGCACAAATGGCTGGAGATAGAAGTGCAAAACCTGGAGAAACTACAGATTCACCAAAACCAGAACCAAAACCCCAAGCTTCACAAATATATAAAGATATAAAACCTGGAGAACTAATGTCAGGTGCGGATTCAGATATTAAACAGACTGGATTATTATATGGTTATAATGAAATAATAGATAAAAAGACAGGTAAAACTATATTCAAACCAGCACCTGGAAATGCTGGTTCTATGTTGAATGAAATAGTTTCTGGTGAGGTAGCACAAATTTTAGAACAAAATCCAGAGTTATCAGATAAAGAATTAATAGATTTATTACAGAAACAATTTGGTAAAACTACACTTTTTAAAGAAAATTCTAAAAAACCAAAGGAAACAGCGGGTGGGATATCTACCAAAGCAGTACCTGAAGGACAAAATAGAGAACTTTATAGTAAGTTAATGATATCTGTGGCATCAGGTAGAAGGAAATATAATAAATCTAATAGAGAAGCTAAACAGAATGGTTTTAAAAATCCAAAAATGGAAAATTATTATGGACATTCAGATTCTTTTGAATCGATGGTGAATGATATAAAGGGTAAACAGGTTATTGGACCAGATGGAACTCCAATAGAGTTTGAAGAAGCTGAAGAACTTATTAGGTCTGGCGGAGGCGGAGATAATCCTTCTGATACTGCTACTTTAGTATCTGATTCAGATTCAGATAGAGTAATTATGACTTTTCATTCTGATAAAGATAGTACTGAAGCAATAATTGCACAATCTTCAGCTAAGGCTGAAGCTAGTGTAAATCAAGATAATGTACAGAAATTAGTTGATAGTAAGTTATTGGAACCAGAACAAGCTGAAGCAATAATGGGTGAAAATCAGGAATATGTAGAACAACAAGCTGATATTGAGAAAGAATTAAAACAAGTTAGTGGTTCTCCAGCAAAATTTTTCCAAGATAACGTTACATTAGAAGATGCTTTGAAAAGTATACATAATGATACTAATCAAGATGGTAGTGCAGATACACAAAAAACGTCTACTAAATGGAATTCAACAGCAATTAAGGGAAAAAGTGGACCTAATGCAAATTTATTAAAATATTTAGATAATCAAGAAGACCCAAGTGATGAAGAATTGTTGGAAGCTTTTTTAGCATTCATGGCAGATGAAAATAAAAAGAAAGATCCAACTAATAACCAAATAACACTTATGGATAGATTGAATAGAAGGTGGGCTAATAAAGGTGCTCCAGATGTAGATCCAATGATTGAAGATATAAGAAATAGAACAATATCAAATGAAACTGATTATATAAAAAGACAGGATGCAATTAAAATAAATTATGGTGGTAAACAGATAGGGGTTGGAACATTTTTAGAAGGGAATACAATTTTTAAACAGTTTCATTTAGAGGCTATGAATCCAGAATCAGAAAAGGGAGTACATAAATACAAAGGTATGTTTGAAACAAATCATGGAGGTCTTTCTGTAGATGGAGAGGTGTTAAGAAAGTGTGTTCCTGGCGTAAGTAATAAAGAAGATTTTGTAACAAAGTTTGAGGTAGGAGAAGCTACAGAGCAAAAGGGAGTTAGAGGAAGTCAAAAGGGTAGGACTACTGGTAGTAAAAGAATTGTTTATGCTATAAATGAAAAGAATGAGAGAGTAGAAATTGGAGTTAAGGTAGCTAGAACTAAGTCAGGAAAACTTGGTAAGTTACAAACAGTTTATCAATGGTCTGATAAAATGAAAAAATGTTTTTCAAAAGACGGTAAGCGTAGTTAATTGATATGAAAACCCAACTACTTTGCACTTTTGCAAAAAAGAATAATTTAAATGAGATAATTGATATTATTATTAGTTGTAATAAAATTTTGTTTGATAAAATATATGTTTTTAATAATACACATGAGCCTACTAATTTGATTTGTACATATAATGTTGAGTTTGAAACAGATTTTATGGAAGGAATACCAAATACAATTTCACTACATAGAAAAAAACATACCAATACTTTATATACAATAAATGCATTAAATCAAATTATATTACAGTTAAATAATGGAGTACTTGATAAAAAATTCCCAATACCCTGGGATAATTATCGTAATTGTATTTTATTATATAATGATGATAAGTTGGTAGAGATAAAAACAAAAATTCATAAAGTAGTATTAGTTTCAGAGTGGGGAATGGGAGATTAGGTTAGATTTAAGTTATATGGAATACAGGTTTTATTATCCAGATTTTAGAATACATAAAGAACATACATTAAAATCCAAAGAATTAAATAAAATATTTGGGCAACCTATTGCATTTTGGTATGGATCATCCCAGTATAAAAAGGCAAAGAAGATTCAAAAACGAATTAAAAGATTATTTGATAGAGCGGATCCGTATTTACCCATATTAGTCGTATACTCAATCCCATACAGAGATTTAGGACATCATTCAAAAGGTGGAGAAATTAATCAAGTATCTTATATAGATTTTATAAAAGATGTAGTAAAGGGGATAGAAGATAAAGCTCCAATAGTAATATATGAACCAGATGCATTAGCACAGTCATTTGATATGAAATATGAAGAAAAACAGAAAAGAATTAGATTAATTAGAAAATCATTAAAACTTTTACAGAAAGGATGTAATGCTAAGATATATTTAGATGTTGGGCATCCATATTGGTTAAAAGTGAATGAAGTTATAAATATTTTGAGTAAATTTGATAAAGAATCTTATGAAGGGTTTGCTTTAAATACATCAAATTTTGTTTCTACGGAACAATGTATGAGTTATGGAGATGAAATATCTGATATAATTGGTAAGCATTATGTTATAGATACAGCTAGAAATGGATTTGGTTATACAGGTGATTGGTGTAATCCAAAAACAGCAGGGATTGGTCCTTTTCCAACTACTGAAACTAACAATGAATTGTGTGATGCATTTTTATGGATTAAACCTATAGGTGAATCGGATGGAAAAAGAAACGGTGGACCTAAAGCAGGTAGATTTTATTATGAGTATGCTCTGAAAGTTATAGAAAACTCAAAAAAAATTGGTAGTTTGTAAAACTACTCGATACTTATATGTGAATGGTTGTTAAGTTGATTAACCATTTACAATTAATAATTAATAATTAAAAATAAATAATGAATATAGGAGAATAGACAATGGATTTAGATCTAGTAAAAAGACGTTTGAATCAGTTACAAGCAACAAATCAAAGAACATCCGTTCTTTGGAAACCACAACCAGGAACACAAATTATAAGAATTGTACCTTATAAATTTAATAAGGACAATCCTTTTATAGAATTATTTTTCCATTATAATTTAGGTGGAAAATCTTATCTATCACCAATTTCTTTCGGTCGTCCAGACCCAATAGAAGAATTTGCTCAGAAGTTGAAAACTTCTGGTAATCGTGATGATTATAGATTAGGTAAGAAACTAGAAGCAAAAATGAGAACTTTTGCTCCAGTTGTAGTTCGTGGTGAGGAAAAAGAGGGAGTTAAATTTTGGGGATTTGGTAAAACAGTTTACCAGGAACTTCTTTCAGTAATTTCAGATCCAGATTATGGTGATATTACAGATCCATTAAATGGACGTGATGTTAATGTTGAATTTAAAACAGCAGAAGAAACAGGAGCTACTTTTCCATCTACTGCTATTAGAGTTAAGCCAGTAACGGCTCCAATTTCAGAGGATAAAAATATCCTAGAATTGGTATCAGATTCACAACGCGAACTCACAGAAATTTATCAGGAAAAGACTTATGATGAACTTACTGAGATTTTAAATGATTGGCTTGAAGGTAAGAGTGAAGAAACTGAGGACACTAAAAAAGGTGAATCAGTCACTTCAGATAAAGTTGCAGAAACTACAAAAACTGTAGAATCTGTTTCTTCTGCTTTTGATGAATTATTTAATCAAAAAGCTTAAAACGTAAGGATATTATATGTCTGTACGGGATGAGTTAGCTGATGTCCTTGCTGATACTTTAAATAAGAAGTTTAAGGACATGAAAGTAGCGTATTTTTTGGATGGTTCTGATAGTACGCCAACAGATATAGAGGATTTTGTATCTACAGGATCGACTATGTTGGATTTAGCAATATCAAATAAACCTAACGGTGGAATTGCAGTTGGTAGAATTACAGAACTTAATGGATTGGAATCAACTGGAAAATCTTTAGTTGGGGCTCATATTTTAGCTGAAACTCAGAAAAAAGGTGGTGTAGCAGTTTATATTGATACAGAAACATCAGTAAGTCATGATTTTTTAGAAGTTATTGGTGTAGATGTTTCAAAAATGTTATACTTACATCTTGAGACAGTTGAAGATATCTTTGAAGCGATTGAAGAAATCGTTTTACAAGTAAGAGGTTCAGATAAAGATAGATTGGTGACAATATTAGTAGATTCACTTGCAGCAGCAACTACCAAAGTTGAGTTAGACGCTGACTTTGATAAAGATGGTTGGGCTACTGCAAAAGCAATTATCGTTTCTAAAGCATTGAGAAAGATTACTCAAATGATTGGACGACAGAAAGTTGCTTTAGTATTTACAAATCAACTTCGACAAAAACTTGGAGTAATGTTTGGAGACCCTTGGACTACAAGTGGTGGAAAAGCATTACCATTTCATGCGTCAACTAGAATTAGATTGAAGAATAAAGGTCAAATAAAAGATTCTAAGAAGAATGTTATCGGGATGACGATTCTGGCGCAAGTTGTAAAGAATAGATTGGGACCTCCGCTAAGAAAAGCAGAGTTCCCTCTATATTTTGAGAGTGGTATTGATAATGAAGGTAGTTGGTTAACCATAATGAAAGAGTATGGTATAGCTAAAGTTGCTGGAGCTTGGTACTCCTTACCAATAATTGATTTGGAAACTGGTAAAGAATTAGAAGTAAAGAAATTTCAATCTAAAGATTTTGCTGATATGTTAAAAGATAAAGATCTAAAAGAATATCTCTATAAACTCATCTGTGATAAAGTTATCCTAAAGTATGATAAAAGTGCTTTAGGAATTGACGATGTAGAAATTACAGATGAGGCTGATAATGGATAAAAGATATGTCAGTATACTCGAAGAAATTAAGAAAAAAGGCGGCAGTTTAGATGGTGGTCACTTCAATGATAAGGTACTTATTGTAGATGGCCTGAATACCTTTATAAGAGTATTCAGCGTTATGCCAACTCTCAATGATGATGGAATTCACATTGGGGGAGTAGTTGGCTTTCTAAAAAGTATAGGTTATGCAATCCATCTTTTCAATCCCACTCGAGCTATCATAGTATTTGATGGTAAGGGTGGGAGCACCCGCCGCCGTAAGATATTCCCTGAATATAAGGCTGGTAGGAAACCAAAGAGTAGATTAGTGCGCGCATATGATTTTGCTAGTGAAGATGATGAGCGAAAGAATATGTTGAAACAATTACAATCTGTAATTGAGTATTTACAATTGTTACCAGTTACAATTCTAGCTATGGATAATATAGAAGCTGACGATGTTATAGCTCATTTATCTAAACAAATTTTTGATGAAAGCGAAGTGGTTATATCATCTACGGATAAAGATTTTCTTCAACTTATAAATCATAGAATCAAAGTATATAGTCCTACTAAAAAGAAAATATATGATAGGGATGCAATATATGAAGAATATGGAATTCCATCTAAAAACTTTTTAACTTACAGGATATTAGAAGGAGATAAATCTGATAATATTCCTGGAGTAAGAGGTGCTGGTCTTAAAAGTATTATAAAGAGATTTCCTAAAATTACAGATAGAGATGAACCATATTATACATTAGAAGAATGTATAAAAATATCAGACGAAAAGAAAGATGAATTAAAGTTATATGAAAGTGTAGATATTTGTAAAGAACAATTATTTCTTAATAGAAAATTAATGCAATTATTTAATGTAGATATATCACCTAGTAGTAAGATGAAAATTATGGATTTAGTTGAAAGTCCTATAACTGAATTAATAAAATTTAAGTTTGAAACTAAGTTTGTTCAAGATAAATTATTTACAGCATTGCCAAATTTACAGGGTTGGTTAAATCAGAATTTTACACAATTAAATAGATACGCGAGAATGAGTCATGGGAAGAAAGCGTAAATATTTTACAGAAAAACAGCAAAAGGAAGCTCAGCGAAAATGGCAAATGGAGCATTATGAGCGTAATAAGGATGCTTTACGTAAAGTTGCGCGCGATAGATATAGAAAGAAAAGACGAGAAGAAATAACGGAAGAACGTAGAAAGCAATTATATGGCGAGTAATGAATCTTATTCGGTCGAAGATGTTAAAACTTCTGAATTTGTCGCGATTGATCAGGTAACTGCTTTAGATATAGTATTTAATAATCATTATTCAAAAATTATGCCAAGATTAACTAAACATTTTCTTGGAAGTTTTATTAATAATAAATTAGTAGGGGTTATTACTCTTGGGTGGGGAGTTCAGCCACTCAATACTATTAAAAATTTATTCCCTTCTTTACAATCAAAAGATTATTTAGAGATAGGTAAAATGTGTATGTTAGATGAATTACCAAGAAATTCAGAATCTATAATTTTATCTAAAATGTTTAGGTGGGTTAAGGAAAATAGACCAGATATAAAATTAATTTATACTTGGGCGGATGGAATATTGGGAAAACCAGGATATGTTTATCAAGCAGCTAATTTTTTATATGGTGGGTTTATAACTACTGATTTATACTTATCTGAAACTGGTGAAAGAGTTCATCCAAGAACAGCACAAGCTTATTTGAAAGATAAGAAAGGTGTTAATATAGGTAGGAGACCTAATAAAGAGTTTTTAATTGATAACAAATGGAGTCATTATAGAGGTAGACAATTTAGATATGTTTACTTTTTGTGTAATAAGAGAGAAAAGAAAAGGTTATTGGCAGAAACTACTTTTGAGTGGGGCAGAAAATATCCTAAAGATAAAGAATTGGTTTGGAAGAAAAAAGATTTTACAGATGGGTCGTGGAGTTTTGTAGATAAGATAGAATGGGAAAGTACATCGCCACTTAAATATAATAAATCTGCTATAAAAAATAGTAGAGTAGTATCAACATATAATAAAGCTAAGGAGTTTTTTGATTTCGATGGAAAGTAAATTGATTAACGGAGATTGTTTAGAAGAATTAAAAGAATTGGATGATAATACCGTTGATTTAATATGTTCAGATCCACCTTATGGTTTATCTTTTATGGGTAAAAAATGGGATAGTTTTAATGAAGTGATTAGTTTTGAGGGCGAATCTCATGTATATGCTAAGAAAGGATTTAAAAGACTTCCAAGAAATAAACCTATTGCTATGGAAGAATTTTTTGTTCCAATATGGAAAGAATGTTTAAGGGTATTGAAGCCTGGTGGATTTGCTTTTATAATGGCTGCTCCAAAACAGGATGTATTACAGAAACAGATTGAAGCTATGGATGTGGCAGGGTTTAAAACTAATTTTACTTCAATTTATTGGGCATACGCAACAGGTTTCCCAAAGGCTATGAATGTTGGTAAGAAAACCGAGAAAGAAAATCTTGAAGGAAGTTATGCAGGATATCAACCAAAACCAGCAGTAGAAATAGTGATTGTTGGAATGAAACCATTAGAGAAGAAAGGTTATTTAGACCAAGCACTTGATAATCAAAAGGGTGTAACGTGGTTGGATGATGCAAGAATACCATTTGCAGGTATGAGTGATATTGAACAATATGAATTTGATAGAAAAGGTTTTACTGAAAGAAGTTCCATAGAAGAAGGTGAAGTGTATTCAGAAGCATATGATAATCCATCTCAAAAATGGGGATACAAGAAACCAATAAGTAAAGATTTGGAAAAATATAATAAGGATAATGTAGGTGCACAAAAAAACTTTGATACAGAACCTGAAGGATTGTCTAGAGGAAAACAACCAGCACGAAAATCTAAAAGTGATACCTACGAACGAGTTTCAGCATTTGGAGATTCAAACCAGTCAGAAACTAAAGATGGTAGAAATTTATGGGGAAAGAAAGCCACTAAAAAAGTTAAAATAACAAAACGACAACCACGCACAGATCACAATGTATTTAAACAGAGTGGATTTAAGAGTGAAGAAAATGATACAGCAGAGGCATCACCATTCGGTAGATTTGCCGCCAATCTATTAGTAAGTGATAATGTATTAGATACAGGTAAGAAAACCAAGTCAACGGGTGGTCGAGCATACCAAAATACAAATGATATGTATAGTGGTGGATGGGCATATGATGAAGAAGGCACGGGAGAGAATCCAGGTAAAGGTGATGAGGGAGATTTTAGTAGATATTATAGTTTAGATGAGTGGTGGAAACATAGAGTGAGTAGATTGCCAGAAGAAGTTAGAAATACATTTCCATTTTTGATTGTACCCAAGGCAAGTAAGTCTGAAAAGAATATGGGGTTGGAAAATTTTGAGAAAAAGAAAAAACTTCATTCAAGTGGGGATGATCATGTAATGAATGAAATCTGTCCAACTCATAAAATAACTTTATGTCCTTGTGGATGGAGAAGTCCCCCTGTAGCTAATTTCCATCCAACAGTAAAACCTATGACATTAATGAGTTATTTAGTTACACTTGGAAGTCGTAAAGGTGATATAGTTTTAGATCCATTTATGGGAAGTGGTACAACTCCAATTTCTTGCGTAATCTCAGAAAGAAATTACATAGGTATAGAGAGAGAAGAAGAATATTTTAAGATTGCCGAGGCGAGAGTAGAGAAGGCATTGAATCCAGCAAATTTAGTTAAACACGAGTTCTTTTAATATGTCAGATACATTAACACAATTCGGACACTCATTCCAAAAGAAAATAATAGTATTATTATTATTCAATAGACGTTTTTTACAAACTATTAGTGATATTATTTTATCAGAATATTTTGATTCTGATGCAGATAAGTGGTTAGTTAGATCTATTAAGAAGTATTATGAAAAATATAAAGTAGAACCTACATTAGAAGCATTAAAAATACAAATAGATGAAATTTCTTCTGATGTGTTAAAAAAATTAGTTGTAGATAATTTAAGAGAAGTGTTTCAACATAGAGAAGCAACAGATTTAGATTTTGTAGAAGAAAAAGTTATAGAATTTTGCAAGAATCAGAACTTAAAAAGTGCAATTATGGAATCCGTAGATATGCTAGAGAGACAGGATTATGATGGAATAAAAACAGTTATTGATGTAGCTATGAAAGCTGGTACTACAAAAGATTTAGGTCATGATTATGTAGAGGGATTAGAAGAAAGATTAAATCAGTCTACTAGAATAGTTATACCAACTGGATGGGAAATTATAGATGAAATTATGTCTGGTGGTCTAGGTAACGGTGAGCTTGGAGTTTTAGTTGCACCAGCAGGTATTGGTAAGACTTGGATGTTACAGAGGATAGCACATCATGGGTTATGTATTGGAAAAAATGTTTTACATTATACATTAGAATTAAATCAATCTTATATAGGTTTAAGATATGATACTATTTTTTCAGGAATACCAACTGGTGAAATAAAATATCAAAAGGAAGCGGTTAGGAAATCTATAGAAAAAGCAAAAGGAAATTTGTTAATTAAATATTTTCCAACTAGGTCTGCATCAGTACAAACATTGAATTCACATATAAAACAAGTAGAATTAAGTGGGTTAAAACCAGATTTAGTTATTGTTGATTACGCAGATATTATGAGAGATATTAGTGGTGGTAAAGAGTTAAGACACCAATTAGGAAACATTTATGAAGACCTACGAGGATTGGCTGGAGAAATGGAAATACCAATATGGACTGCTTCTCAGGCAAATCGTTCTAGTTTAGAAGAAGATGTTATTGGAGCAGATAAAATTGCAGAAGCTTATAGTAAGGTTATGACTGCAGATTTTGTTGTAAGTCTTAGTAGAAAAATTGAAGATAAGGCGGCAAATACCGCCAGAGCTCACGTGATTAAGAATAGATTTGGTATAGATGGAATAACGTATCCGTGCACTATGAATACACATACTGGATTGATAAATGTTCATAGACCTTCTTCTAAGATGGGTGTTGAAGCTTCTAAGAAAATGAAGAGTTCTGAAGATTTTTTGAAACAAAGCGCAAGAAATGCATATAAAGTGTTAGTTCCTACTGAAGAAAAAAGTAGTGAAGAAAAAACTTCTGATAAAAACTTAGATGGTTTTGAATAATATTCTAAAATTCACTAATATATTTTAATATATATAGTACTTATTATTGGCGATAGGTAAAAAATTTTTAAATATTGGGGAAGAAATTTTTCCCTACTTTTACACGGGGAAATATTTTGGGAAGAAAAAGAATATACCAAACCAAAAAACAGCGGTTAGCTGCTAGACGAGCAAGACAAAAAAGATATTATTGGAAACATAGGGAGTCTATTCTAGAAAAAAAGAAGAAGGCTTATTGGTTAAAGAAATATAAAGGCTATGAGGAGTTGTAGTGGAAAAATTTAAGTTATCGGAAAAGTTTATAAATAAGTACAAACGAAAAAGACCCCCGTTTGGTTTTAATGGTTTAGGTGAACTAGTCTATATGAGAACCTATTCACGTATCAAAGAAGATGGAAAAAATGAACGTTGGTGGGAAACTATACGTAGGGTTGTAGAGGGAACTTATTCTATGCAAATGAGTTGGATAAATCAACATCAATTAGGGTGGAACGCGTGGCAAGCTCAAAAGTCGGCTCAAGATATGTATGATAGAATTTTTACTATGAAATTTTTGCCACCTGGCCGAGGACTTTGGGCAATGGGAACTTCCATTACTGAAAAAAAGGGTTTGTATGCCGCCCTAAATAATTGCGCATTTGTATCTACAGCAACAATCAAAGAAGATTATGCTAAACCATTTTGTTTTTTAATGGATGCATCAATGTTAGGTGTTGGAGTTGGTTTTGATACAAAAGGTGCAGGAGAAATTTTAATAAAAGGAATAAATAAAAAAAGGAAAGAAGAAATATTTGTCATTCCAGATACAAGAGAAGGTTGGGTAGAATCACTTAGGTTATTGTTAGAAAGTTATTTTCATGAAACAGCTTCTATAGTTTTTGATTATTCAAAAGTTAGACCTGCTGGAGAACCAATTAAGGGTTTCGGTGGAGTATCAAGTGGACATAAACCATTAAAAGAAATTCATGTGGCAATTAAAGGTGTATTAGAAAAAAATTCAGGAGGACCTATATCAGTTACTACAATTGTTGATATTATGAACCTTATAGGAAAATGTGTTGTTGCAGGTAATGTAAGACGGACAGCAGAGATTGTGTTTGGAGACCCACATGATGAAGAATATTTAGACTTAAAGAATTATAAAGTTAATCCACATAGAGACCAATATGGTTGGACTTCCAATAATTCAATATATGCAGAACTTGGGATGGATTATACTGAAGTATGTAAAAGAATTGTAGATAATGGTGAACCAGGATTTGCTTGGTTAGAAAATATGAGACATTATTCTCGTATGAAAAATGGTGGAGATGATAAAGACCATAGAGCAATGGGTGGAAATCCTTGTTTAGAACAAACATTAGAATCATATGAGTTATGTTGTTTAGTAGAAACATTTCCAGCTAACCATGATTCATTAGAAGATTATAAAAGAACACTTAAATATGCTTACTTGTATGCAAAAACAGTTACATTAGGTAAAACCCACTGGTCGGATACGAATAGGGTTATGTTACGTAACCGAAGAATCGGTTGTTCAGTTAGTGGCGTTGCACAATTTATCACAAAACACGGAATGGAAGAGTTAAGGAAATGGTTGGAAGCTGGATATAATACAATACAAGATTGGGATTGTATTTATTCTGATTGGTTTGCAATACCAAAATCAATCAAAACTACTTCAGTCAAACCAAGTGGCACAGTTTCCCTTTTGGCTGGTGCTACTCCAGGTTTACATTATCCTGAAAGTCGTTTCTATATAAGAAGAATGAGATTATCAAATCAATCTGATTTAATAGAACCTTTAGAAAAAGCTGGATATACATTAGAACCAGCATTTGGTTCCGAGGATACTACGATGGTTGTAGAAGTTCCTGTTGATGTCGGTGAGGGGATTAGGACAGCTAATGAATTGTCAATTTGGGAACAATTTAGTTTAGCTGCATTTATGCAACGCCACTGGGCTGATAATCAAGTTAGTTGTACAGCTACATTTGACCCAGAAAAAGAATCAAATGAACTACCACACGTTTTAAATTATTTTCAGTATTATTTAAAAGGTATTTCATTATTACCTAGATCAAACGGAGGTGCTTACAAACAAATGCCATACGAAGCCATTAATGAAAAAGAGTATAATAAACAAGTTAAAAAACTTGGATATTTGAGTTTTGTAGGTGTTGAAGGTGAAGAAGCAGAAATAGATAAATTTTGTAATAACGATGTTTGTGATATACCAGGTGAATCAGTTTATGAAACATAAGTTAGAATATATATGGTTAGATGGTTCAGAACCTACCAAACAATTAAGAAGTAAAACTAAGATAGTATCAAATTTCGGTAGAGAGAATGAGGAAGCCCCAGTATGGGGATTTGATGGTTCATCTACCAATCAAGCAGAAGGACATAATTCTGATTGTGTGTTACAACCTGTTAGGATATATCGTAACCCGTTAGAACCAGCTAGTTCTTTAGTACTTTGTGAAGTATGTTATGTAGATTATACACCTCATGAAACTAATACAAGAAATAAGTTAGTTGAACTTTTAACTAGTTTTAATGAAGACCCAGAGGAGTGGGTAGGATTCGAACAAGAATACACTTTATATGAAAACAATAAACCATATGGTTGGCCTGAAATAGGACAACCAGCAGAACAAGGTGATTATTATTGTGGTAGAAATGCAGGTGAAAAAATATCTAGGGAACATATGGATGCGTGTATTGAAGCAGATATAAGTATTTGTGGAATTAATTCAGAAGTTATGTTAGGTCAATGGGAATATCAGATTGGAGCTGGACTTTCGTTAAAGATGAGTGATGATTTGTGGGTATCCCGTTGGTTAATGGAAAAGATTTGTGATAAATATGGAGTAACAGTTTCATTAGATCCAAAACCAGTTGAAGGTGATTGGAATGGAGCTGGATGCCACACTAATTTTTCTACAGCGGATATGCGAGCAGAACATATTGGATCTGATGGGTTTCATCATATTAAAGAAGCATGCGAAAAATTAAGTAAGGTTCATAAAGAACATATGGAAGTATATGGAGAAGGAAACGAAAGAAGATTGACTGGATTACATGAAACTCAAGCTATAGATACATTTAGTTGGGAAGTTTCAGATAGAGGAGCATCAATTCGTATTCCGTGGCAAGTAGAAAAGGATGGTTGTGGTTATTTAGAAGATAGAAGACCATCAGCTAATTGTGATCCATATGAAGTTTCACATAAATTAATTGAGACTATTTGTAAATAGTGCTTGACTTGTATAGGGTTTTATTCGTATATTTAGACATAATAAATTGGAGAAATACATAGTTGTACCAGAACGTATATTTTGATGGAAGAACAATTCATCTCTGGGATGATAAATTAGGTTATAAGAAATTTTCTAATAAGAGATATGCTTTTTTACCAGATAAAAATGGAAAATATATCGCATTAGATGGAAATAGAGTTAAAAAGGTTTTTAGATATGATAAAAAGAACTCTGACTTATATGAAAGTGATGTGCCCGCAGTTACTAGGGCATTAGTTGATAATTATACTCAAAGTGATGAACCTTCTACTGGTCATAAAGTTATGGTGTTTGATATTGAGGTTGAGGTTACAGAAGGATTTCCATCACCAGCAACGGCAGAAAATAAAATAACTTCTATTGCATTATGGGATAGTCTTACAGACGAATATTATTGTTATGTTTTAGATCCAGAGAATAAACTTGAGATAGAATCTGAAGACCGAGTATTAAAAAATGGTAATAATACTATATTTGGTTATAAATCAGAAGTTGAGTTGTTAAATGCATTTTTTGGTAAGTATTATGAGATAAGACCAACAATACTTACTGGGTGGAATATAGATAATTTTGATATACCATATTTGTATAATAGAGCAACACAATTATTAGGTTCTGAAATATCTAATTTGTTATCACCAATCGGAGTTGTTAAATATTCAGAATACAGACAAAAATTTGAGGTAGCAGGAGTAGCTTCTTTAGATTATTTTGGTATATATAAGAAATTTACACCCAATGAAGTTAGTAGTTATAGATTAGATGATGTGGGTAAAAATGAAGTTGGTATTAAAAAAGTATCATATGAAGGTACACTTAACGATTTATATGAAAATGATAGAAAAACGTTCGTAAAGTATAATTTAAATGACGTACATATAGTTGTAGAGTTAGATAAGAAGTTAGATTATATTGAAATATCACGTGGTATTTGTCATATTGGTCATGTTCCTTATGAAGATATTTATGCAAGTTCTCGTTATTTAGAGGGGGCTATTTTAACTTATTGTAAAAAGAGAAATATTGTAGTACCTAACAAGAATCCGTATGGTAGACAACTGATGGGTCAAGATGATAAGTTTGCAGGAGCGTATGTACAGGATCCAATTAGAGGTAGACATGAATGGGTATATGATTTGGATGTAACTTCTATGTATCCAAGTGTTATTCGTAGTTTGAATATATCACCTGAAACTAAAGTTGGTAAAGTTTTGGGGTGGGATGCTGAAGAATTTATAAAGAAAGATAATGTAAAAACTTATACATTAATGAGTGGTAAAGAGGAAATTTGTAAATATAGTGAAACAGAATTAAAAAATTATTTGAATGAAACTAATGTTTCTATAGGCTCTAATGGGGTGTTATATAGAATGGATAAAGAAGGATTGATTCCTGCTATTTTATCTCAATGGTTTAACACTAGGGTAGAATATAGAAAATTAGCAAAACAATTTCATGATGAAGGAAATGAACAACAATTTCAGTATTATGATAGACGACAATATCTACAGAAGATTTTGTTAAACTCATTATATGGAGTATTGGGATTACCTGTTTTTAGGTTTTATGATGTTGATAATGCAGAAGCTACAACCTTAACAGGACAAGAACTTATTAAATTTAGTAAAAAACTTGTTAATCTATATTATAATAAAGAGTTAGGTACAACGGATGAAAATTATGTTATATACATAGATACTGATAGTATTTTCGCATCAGCCACACCGTTGGTTAAATCAAGACATAAAGGAATTGATACCAGTGCTGAAGCAACGATGACTCAACATATTATTAATATTGCGGATGAGATACAAGGATTTTTAAACCAGAGTTATGATTTATTTGCTAAAAAGTTTTGTAATTTAGATAAACATTATTATGAAATTAAACAAGAAGTTATTGCTAAAACTGCATTGTTTGTTACAAAAAAACGATATGGGATGAAAATTATAAATGATTCTGGGCGTAAAGTAAACAAAATACAGGTTAAAGGGTTGGATACTGTTCGTAGTAGTTTTGCTGTAGCTATGAAGAATTTATTATCAAAAATTTTAGATGATATTTTAGTAGCAGTGCCTAAAGAAAAAATTGATGAGAGAATTTTTAAGTTTAAAAAAGCTATGAAGGCTATGGATTATGATGAAATTTCTTCACCAACTGGCGTAAAACGAATAGATAAATTTAAGTGTAGTTTGGATAGAGAGACTGGATTACCAGTAAATGTTCCAGGAGGAAAAATTATTTCTACTTATTATGAAAAAGCCACACCAGTTCATGTTAAGGCTTCTATGGCATATAATGATATGATAGATTACTATAAGATAAAAAGATATCCTAAAATATCTAATGGAGAAAAGATTAAATGGGTGTATTTAAAACAAAATCCATTAAATTTGCCAGTTTTAGCATATAAAGGGTATGATGATCCTGCAAAGATTTTAGAATATATAAAAATTTATATAGATGTAAACAAAATGTATAAGCAAGCATTAAGTAAAAAAATTGATATGTTTTATCAAGCTATGAGTTGGGATAATCCAATTGATAAAAGATATACTTTAGAGAAGTTTTTTTAAATTTTGAGAATGGTAAATGATATATATGTATATATACCATTTTAAATTAATAAATAACAAATAGGAGATGTAAAATAATGAATAAAGGACTTTTAGAAAGATTCATTAATAAGTATACGCTGGGAGATAATGTTCAATCAGTAGTACTTAAAATCAAAAATAATGTCTTATCGACAGAATTTATTACACCTGAAAAATCACTTTTAGGTAAATTAGCATTAAATGATTTTCAATATGACGATGTTGAATTGGGAGTTTATAATACTTCGCAACTTTCACGTATGTTGAATGTGTTGGGTGATGATGTTAAATTAACTGTTTTGAGGTCAGACGATACAGCTATATCCATTAAGGTGGAAGATATAAATGCTAGTATAAACTTTATGTTGAGTGATAAAACTATTATTCCGGTTGTACCTGCAATGAAAAATGTACCTGAGTTTCAACTTTCCCTTAAAATTGATAGTAATTTTATGGCAAGGTTTATAGCAAGTAAAAATGCTTTAACAGATAAAGAAACATTTACAATAGTAACAGATAAAGATAGAGATACGTGTAATTGTATATTAGGTTATTCAAGTATAAATACTGATAGAATTACAATACCAGTTAGTGTAGATCAGTTTACTGATGTGGATTTAATGTCGTTTAATGCAGATCTTTTTGGTAAAATTTTACAAGCTAATAAAGAATGTAGTAGTGGAAAATTAGAAATTTCTACACAAGGATTGGCTAAAATTACATTTAAGGTAGATAATTATCACGCAGTTTATCATTTAGTAGCGACTCAAAGTGCGGACTAATTATATATACAATTTAGATTGTATAGAAGGCCTTAAAACTCATGTATTAGATGAGTCTATAGATCTTTGTGTAACTTCACCACCATATAATGTAGGAATAGAGTATGATGTACATAATGATACTCTAAGACTAGATGATTATATGCAATTTTCAAAAGATTGGTTAACAGAAATTTATAGAGTGTTAAAACCAGATGGTAGGATTGCAGTAAATATACCATATGAAGTTAATATGAAAAAACTTGGTGGACATAATAGAATAAATATATCTTCAGAATATCATCAAATGATGAAAGATATAGGATATGGGTTTGCTGGAATTGCTGATTTGGATGAAAAGGCGCCACAGAAGGTAAAATATTCTGCATGGGGCAGTTGGTTATCAGCGTCTGCTCCTTATATGCACAATCCAAAAGAATGTGTATTGGTAGGTTATAAAGACCAATGGAAAAAGTTAGAAAAAGGCAAATCTTATTGGACAGATTCAGACGAAGATAAAAAGGGATTTATGGAAGTTGTGTCTGGGATGTGGGGTTATTTTGCAGAAACTCGAGGTATGACAGAAGCAAATTTTAGTCTTGATATACCAGTTAAGGCTATTAAATTCATGACATATGTAGATGATATAGTATTAGATCCATTTATGGGTAGCGGCACTACAGCAGTTGCATCAGTAAATCTAGATAGAAATTACATTGGATTTGAAATTTCAGAAAATTATTGTAAGATAGCAAGGTCTAGAATTTTAAAAGAAAAAATAAAAATAGAAACAGCAGAAAAGGGATTTGATTTTTGGGAATAGAACATCACGGCATTTGGAATGAAAAATATAGACCTACTTCATTGGATACTTATATTGGGAATGAACATTTAAAATCTAAAGTTAGTATTTTTATAGAAACTAATGATCCTCCACACTTATTATTTTATGGTAGAGCAGGTACTGGTAAAACCACGCTTTCAAAGATTATTACAAAGTCTATAGAATGTGAATATTTGTATATAAATGCATCTGATGAGAATAGTGTAGATACAGTTAGAGATAAAGTTAAAGGTTTTGCATCTACATTAGGATTTCAATCGTTAAAAGTTATTATTTTAGATGAGTGTGATTACATCACACCTAACGCTCAAGCTGCATTAAGAAACCTAATGGAAACATTTAGTAGACATTGTAGGTTTATTCTAACTTGTAATTATGTAGAAAGAATTATTGACCCAATACAATCTAGGTGTCAATCATTTCAGATAGTACCACCATCCAAAAAAGAAGTGGCAGTACATTTATCTGAAATATTAACTAATGAGAATGTAAAATTTGAAGTGGATGATATAGCTACAATTATTAATGGAGCATATCCAGATATAAGAAAGGTTATAAATACATCACAAAGACAGGTTGTAGATGGTATTTTACGGATGGATGCGAGAGAGATTATTTTAAATGATTATAAGTTACAAATATTAGAAGTTTTAAAATCTAGTAAATCTAAAAAAGAAACATTTACTGAAATAAGACAAATACTGGCAGACGCAAAAGTTTCAGATTTTGCAGACTTTTTTAGATTACTATATGATGAAGTAGATAGTTATGGTAGTGGACATATTGCGGAAGTTATATTATTAATAGCTAAATATGAACAATCAGATAGTCAAGTAGTTGATAAAGAAATAAATGCGATGGCAATGTTAATTGAAATATTACAGGAGATACGATGAAAGAAGAAAAGTATTGGGGAGAAATTCCAAATAAAGATCGAGTAAAACCAAGTAAAAAACGTGGTGGTGAAGGGGATTATAAACATATTGCTGTAAATGAAAATAAAATTTATTTTTATGCTGGAGTGAATAGGGATAGTGCAGTAGAACTTAATAAGAAAGTAGGAGAGTTACAATCTAAAAGTTTTAGTTTAGCTAATAACTTAGATATTGAACCACCAGGCATGCATTTATATATAAATTCTGGAGGTGGTTCAATCACTGCAGGAATTTCATCTATGGATACGATACTGAGATGTAAAGTTCCAGTTCATACTTATGTAGATGGATTTGCTGCAAGTGCAGCAACATTTCTTTCAATAGCTGGTACGAAAAGATACATGAGTAGAAATTCTTATATGCTGATTCACCAATTATCCACAAATTTTTGGGGAAAGTATTCAGAGTTTGAGGATGAAAAACAGAATCTTGATTTAATGATGGAAACTATTAAAAGGGTATATAAGGAATATACAAAAGTTCCAATGAGAAAAATAGATGAGATATTAAAGCATGATTTGTTATGGGACGCAGAAACTTGTAAATCATTAGGATTAATAGATGAAATAATCTAGGAGTTATTATGAATATATTAGTTATAGGAGATAGTTGTAAGGATGTTTTTATATATGGTGATATAGAGAGAATAAGTCCTGAAGCACCAGTACCAGTTTTTAAACCAACACACGAAGAATCAAATGGTGGTATGGCAAGAAATGTTGCAGATAATGTTGAATCATTAGATATGCACATTCATACCGTAACAAATAAAAATAGTATTATTAAAAAAAGATATGTAGAAAATCGTTCAGGTCAAATGGTATTAAGAGTTGATGAACATGATTATTGTGAAAGAATTGAAGAAACTTTATTAAAAGGTATTACAAAGAATAAATTTGAAAGACCTCCATTTGGATTTGGTTCAAATACTGAAAATTATTATGATGCTATTATTATTTCAGATTATAATAAAGGGTTTTTAGAAGAAGAAGATATTCAACATATTTGTGAAAATAATAATAATGTGTTTATTGATACCAAAAAGAAACTTGGTAAGTGGATTAAAGATGCAGATTTTATTAAAATAAATGAGTTAGAATATATAAAAAATCATATATTATTATCTGATGATGAATTTAAAGATAAACTTATTGTTACTTTAGGTAGTAAGGGTTGTAGATATAAAGGATTAGAATATCAAGTTAAAAAAGTTCCTGTTAAGGATGTGAGTGGAGCGGGGGATACATTTTTGGCAGGATTAGTTAGAGGGTATTTAGATTCAAATAATATATATAAGGCAATTGAATTTGCTCAAAAGTGTACTACATTAGTGGTACAGAAACATGGTGTTGCAACAGTTACATTAAAGGAGTTAGAAAAATGAGTACTAAACCAATGAAACCACTTCCTAAAGCAAAACAGTCAGTAGATTTATCAAAAGCTGATACTATAAAATGTGATGATTGTGGAAATTATCTTTTTATCACTTCATTTGTTATTAAAAAAGTTTCTGCAATTTTATCACCAAATGGTCAAGAAGGATTAGTGCCAATTCAGGTTTATAGTTGTGGAAATTGTGGACAAGTACCAAAATCATTGTTAGAAGGTAGTGGATTAGAGACTACATGATTAAACAGGTAGGCAATGGACTTTTTGTTTTGGGGGGAAAGTATTTAGCGTTATATAATGAAATTCAAATTAAAACTAAAAAGTTTGTAGAGGAAATTTTTGATGGGGAAGAATTATGGACACCTTCTATATTATCTCCTGATAATGCAGAAAGAAGTAATTATTTAGATTCTTTTTCTAATCAGGCTCAAATGATTCATAGACATTTAGATGGTTCTGATATAGGAATGAATTCACCAACTGTATGTTATAATTTATACGCATTATATGCAAATGATGTAGTTGATGGAAATAAAACTTATGTGATGACTGGTAAATGTAATAGGTTTGAAGAAGGTGAATTGAATGATTTGACGAGATTAGTACAATTTACTGGGCAAGAGATTGTACATATAGGAAGTTATAATTATGTAGAGGATTGTTTTGTAAAATCGGTGAATTATGTAAAACAGATATTTGACTACTTAGAATTAGATTATAAATTTGAAGTAGCAAATGATCCTTTTTTTGGTGCGAAATCTGAAGTTAAAAAACGAGCTCAAAGAGTTCATGGGTCTAAAATAGAATATAAGTTATATTTTCCAAATGAAGATAAATACTTACCAGTAGGATCATTTAATTTTGTTGGCAATGCTTTTCATGATAGGTTTAATATAAAAAATTCACAAACAAAAGATGTATCCTCAGGTTGTTGGGGTTGGGGATTAGAAAGATTTATTTATGCATTAATAAGTCAAAAGGGAGAAGATGTAAATTTTGATATTCCTAAAGTAAAAGAAAGTAGAAAGAATAGATATAGGTCAATTGTAAATAATGAAAAAGGATGGTATAGATTATATAGTAAAAGTTTTTGGTTTGCAGAAAATAAACTGAAAAATTTTAAAGAGATTGATGTAGATTTCAAAGATATAAAGTTTGAGGTTATTACTGACTTAAATTCTTTAGATAGACGTAAAGTTGAAATATTAAGGGGACTTGAGGAATTTGAAAAAGGAGTTGATTGGAATTATAATTGGACATGGAAAGAAGCTGAGAGAAGAATAAAAGAAGGACATATTTTGCAAATAGCGTTTCACGATGGAATGGCAGTACAATGGGATTGGTATTATATAAATACATTTTATCTCAGAGACCATGATGATTGGAATTTTAAGATAACTTTACCAAAAAATTATACATATTCTGGATCTTGGTGGTGTCATCCATCATATCGTAGTTCAAGAAAATATCCTACATTTATTAAAGATTTTATATCAGCGTCATATAATTGGAGTTATAATAACGGTTACACTACTGATGTAAATTATCAAGATGGTTGGAATTGGAAATCTATAAGTGTAGTTAAAAAGATGGGGCATGTAGGTTCAAATTGGTTAGAAAAATTTGAAGTAAAATAAATGGAAAAATTAATTGTATTTGGATGTTCTTTTACTTTTGGAGAAAATTTAGATGATTTACCAGAATGGTATAATGACGAGACCGATCCAAGAAATTTTATGCCATTAAAATTAAAATATAATACTCCATCTAAAAAAAGTTACCCATTTGTTATTGGTTCATTATTGAATTGTGAAGTTGAAAATTATGGATGGAGAGGTGGTAGTAATGATAGAATTTTTAGAACTTTTTTTGATCATGTTATAAGTAATAAAGAAAGTAGTATATATATAATTCAATGGACATTTCCACATAGGACGGAATTTTGGTCAAATGATTCGAATTCTTATGTTGGGATAGTACCATCTTTTGTAGATATAAATCAAGATGATGAAGCAATTAATTTTGCAAAAAAATATTATAAAAAATATTATAGTAGTGATGATGTAAAAGATAAATTAGTAAGATATATTTGGTCAGTAGATACAATATGTAATCAATTTAATCATAGAATTTATCAATTTTATCCAATTAAAAGGTTTAATTTAGATATGAAATTACCTACTTCGTTTTTACAAACAAATAAAATTTTAGATTTGGTGAAGGAAAAAATACATCCAGATGAAAGAGGACATATAGAGTTGGCTAATTATTTAAGGAAATTGATTTGAGTACTGTAAATTACAAATACTCTTTTTATCCTAAAGATAAAGTATTAGATTGGACTCCAGGAGATTCTTCAAAATTATTTGAAGAAAATATTATTAAATATACATTAGAAGATAAGTCAATAAAATATTATATTGAAAATCCTATAGAATATAGATTTAATAATAATGGATTTAGAACTCCTGATGATTTTAACACTACAGATAAAGGTAATGTTTTTCTTGGGTGTAGTGTAACTATGGGAACAGGACACCATTTAAAAAATACTTGGGCATATAAAGTAAATAAAGAAGTTGGTGGAAAATTTTGGAATCTATCACAGGGGGGTTGTGGAATACAAACTGATTATAGGTTATTATTAGGATGGAAAGATACATTAAAAATTAAAAATATTTTTCATTTTACATACCCACATCCTCGATTTGAATTTTTTCATAATGGTAATATATTACAATTAAACAATTGGGAAGAAAGAGATAAATCATTTAATAAATTCTTTCAAGAAGTTTTGTCTAGTGACGAGTATTGTAAGCTTATACAACAAACTTATAGTAATGCTATTAAAGGATTATCTCAAGATATTGGATGTAATTATTACCATCTAACAGGTAAAATATTTAAGAAGTATGATAAAGATAGTGATGACTCTTTGATACCAAGAGATTTAACACATCCTACTGTAGGACAACAAAATTATATTTATGAAAAGTTTAAGGAGTTAAATGTTAAATAATTTATTAATTGTTGCACATCCAGATGATGAGACAATTTTTGCAGGAAATTCATTATTGACTTATGGATTTATTCATAAAGTTATTTGTGTCACTAATGGAGATAATACAGTTAGAAGGTCTGAGTTTGAAAGTGTAATGAAAAGAGTAAAGGTAGATTATGAAATATGGAATTTTCATGATGAATGGAAAGTAGATTTAGACCAGGATGGTATTCGAAAAAAGTTACATACTTTGTTGAGAGAGAAAGAGTGGAATATGGTTTTAACTCATAATGAAGTTGGTGATAATAATTATGAACATCCACATCATAGACAAGTTTTTGAGTGTGTAGAGAAAGAAATTCCAGATTTGGATAACTTATATTGTTTTGATAATCACGGAAAAGGTTTAAGTTTGGATGAGGTTAAACAAAAATTAAAATTGTTAAATTATTATAAAAGTCAAATGAAAGAACTTGGGATAATATATTTACCTATGTTAGAAGGTTATTTCTATAATGAATCTTTTATAAAATATAAAAAGTGATGATATTTATTAATATATAGCGACCATTACCTGGAGAATTAAATATGAAAAGTACAGTAGTTAGTTTTGATTGGATTGCATCTGATGGTTCATTAAAATTACTAGAAATAAATACAGATGTATCTATGGGGGGATATAGCAGACCAGAGTATAATTTTGATTTTGATGCATTAGCACAGTATTGTTCAGATCAAAGTTTAACTGAAGTTAAATTACATCATAGTGCTAACGCATATTATGCGATAGATTGGAAGACTAATACAAATAAATCAGTATCAGATGAAGTTTTTTCTAAACTTTCATCAAGTCTTGCTACTCACGATATTTCTGCTTCAATATACCTAGATTCAAATGCATACGTGTCTGGGTTAGATGAAATAGATAGTGGTACTACATTAGATTTAAGAGTTTGTGCAAATGTAAATAGTAATTTAGATTATTATGCAGTTAATAAAGAAAATCTTATAAATTTTGTAAGCGGAATTGGTAGTGGAAGTTTGATGCCAGATAGAGGATCTACCGTAATTACATCTAATAATGAAGCAGGAATACCAGATTTTGTTTGGAAAGTACCTACTGCAGATAATGCAACTGGTATTTCATTTTATGAGACGAGTGATAATGATAATAGTATATCTGCGTCAAATGAGTCGGTGTCAGCAGTTGAACAATATTGTACTCCTGATAACAATAAATGGGGATACTTTGTAGGAGATATTAATTATAAAGTAGTGTTAACGGATGATGGTACCGTAATTCCAATTAGTAGTCATAGAAATGTTGGTGATGGTCGCATTTCATTTAGAAGAAACACACTTACTGATTATTCTAATAAAGATTTAAAGTTAAAAAATAAATTAATATATGCAGGTGTTTGTGGTGAAAATACAAAAATTACACTAAACGATGGTAGTACTAAAACACCGTTAGAAATACATTTATCTAGTGTAAATGAGTCATTAGCCAATGATGAAGTTAAGGCTGTAAAAATAGACAGTTTAGATTTAGAAGATGCCAATTATAACACACCCATTACAAGAATTGACTCTTATACTTCATATACAGGTAGTTTTAATTTTACTGCTGGAAGTAATAAGTTTTCATTTTATTCAAATTATAGTGAGGAATGTGTAACTATTGATGGAACAGTTTTTGATAGCAGTGCTTTAATTCCTATTAAGAGTGGGGAAACCTGGGAAATAACAAAGGCTTCGGATGTAGTGGTTGGTGATGTTTATGTTAGCTCATCGATGGGTGAAGGAACTGTAGGTAGTGTGGATACAACATCGAATCAAGAGTTAGTCCATCGACAATCTGCAGGTAGTGGTTCGGATTCAACTTCATATTATAACTCTTTATTTTGTGATGATAAGTTGGTGTTGTTTGAAAATAAAATGTATACGATTTCAGAACCAGATAAGGCATCTCATACAGGGGCATATTCTGGATCAGATGCACATAAACAAGAAATGGATTTATTATCATATAATATTGCCAGTGGAACTACATACAATTGGTCTAATTATAGTACCAACGTTGCACAATATACTGAGAATATATTAACTCAAATGGTAACGCAACATAGTTCTTCATTGTGGGAGTATTAAATATAAAAATAGATTGTAGGTTGTAAGTGGATTATATTAGAGATAACAAAGATAAACCATTCATATATAAAAAACCATTTGATTATACTGTAGAAATACATTTAACTCATATGTGCAATTTTTTTTGTAGTGGGTGTAGTCATTATTCCAATTATAAACTTAATGGTTATTTATCTACTGAAAGATTTAAACATTATCTTGAAACTTGGAGTGATAAATTTAATCAATTACCGTTGGAATTTCGTTTACTCGGTGGAGAGCCAACTCTACATAGAAATTTAGTTGAGCTTATTGAGTTATCAAGAAAGTATATGCCAGATAATAATATTCTACTTTTTACAAACGGAACTTATTTACATAAACATAAAAATTTAAAAGATGTTTTAATTGATAATAAAATAGTTTTAAAATTAACAGATCATTCACAAGAAAAAAAGTATCGTGATAAAATAGATCCAATTAGAGAAATATTATTAAAGTGGTCAGATGAAGGATTAGATTATCGTTCATATGATTATTCAACCGATTTTGGTTTTTCACCTGAAGATACGGATAAAGGTGGTGGTAGGGGAGATAATACAAGTATTTGGAGAAAGCAATATAAAGGAGATGGTGTAACCATGAGACCTTTTGAAGATAACGAACCAAAAAAGAGCTATGAAATTTGTTGTTGTAGTTGGGCAAAGGGTGGGATAGCAAATATTCAGTTGTATGAAAATAAATTATGGAAATGTCAACATATTGCATATTTAAAAGATGTTTTAACAAAATTTGGATTACAAACTCATCCAAAATGGACACCATATCTTAAATATAAACCTTTAAGTGGAGATATAACTTTTGAAGAAATGGTAAATTGGATGAAAAAAGAAGAAGAGGATGTATGTAATATGTGTCCTGCTTATGATGACAAACGAGAAACGGTTTTAGATAAAGATGTATTTGGAGAACGAAGATATTCATAATATTTTTTGGTGTGGTGGTATGGATTCCACTTATTTGGTTTGTAAGTCAGTAATTGTAGATAGAGAGCCGATACAAACTTATTATTTGAACTTTCCATGTGATGGTTATTATCCACCTTATCCGTTAGGTAGAGATAGTAGAGAGGTGGAAGTTAAGGTTATGGAAAAGTTAAGGGAAATGATAATTAAACAATTTCCTTATACAGAAAGTCTATTTCCGCCAACGATATTAGTAGAAGAATTTCCAATAAATAAAGAAGTTTATAAAAAGCTTAGATTTCTACATGAAGAATATAATCATAGTCGTAGACTTATTGATCAAAATTTTTTTATGGCACAATATGCACTACACCGAAAGGAAATTTTTGAAATTGGTTATGAAAAAGATATTAATGTTGGTGGTTATTCACCAGCAACTCGATTGTTGAGAGAACATATGAACGATGATTTTTTAATATCTCATTCTGAAATTAGAGAGTTAGATATTTACAAATATTGGAAGTTTCCAATTTCAAAAACTTATAGAAAAGAAATGGTTCAAGATTCCATTAATTACGATTTTAAAAAAGTACTTGAAAATACTTGGTCTTGTAGATGGCCAAAACCAAATGGGGATATTTGCGGGGGAGTGGTAGAGTATGATGATGAAACGATTGGGTGTTGCCAATCTGATTATGAATTTATTAAACAGAAATCTAATTATAACGATATATTAAATGATTAAAGATTATATAAATAAGGATTGTATAGTTAGTTTATTAATGGGATTTTCAGCAGGAGTTCCATTATTGATGACTATTTCTATTTTACAAGCATGGATGAAAGAATCTGGTATAGATTTATCTACTATAGGGTTATTTGGGTTAGTTGGTATACCATATTCTCTAAAGTTTTTATGGGCTCCATTCTTGGATAGATTTTCATTACCATTTTTAGGTAGACGCCGTGGATGGTTGTTAGTAAGTCAAATATTAATTATAGTAACAATACTTGGAATTTCATACATTGATATTACGAGCCAATTAACTGGTTTGGTAATGTTGTGTTTAGGATTAACATTCTTATCAGCAACACAAGATATATTGATTGATGCATATCGTAGAGAGAACGTATCTGAAAAACACTTACCATTAGCATCTTCTTTATATATAATTGGTTATAGAGTGGCCATGGCAGTTATTGGCTCATTAGGATTTATATTATCGGATATCATATCTTTTAATTTGGTATATTTGTGTCTATCTGGATTTATGATGGTAGGAATAATTACTACTTTGATTTCTGATGAGGGCGACTTTATTATTAAATCGAGAGAATCAATAATTGAACCTTTTATAGATTATTTTCGTAAGAATAAAGCATTGATTATATTAGCATTTATTTTTATTTACAAAATTGGTGATATGTTAGCTTTTTTTATGAGTGTACCTTATTATTTGGATTTAGAATATACTAAATCTCAAATTGGATATATGAAGTTTATAGGTACTTGGATGACACTTCTTGGAAGTTTTATTGGTGGAATTTTGTTAGTAAAATATAATAATATAATGAAGGGATTATTTTATTTTGGTATATTACAAATGGTATCTACTTTTGGATATGTTATATTGAGTTGGGTAGAACCAAATCTAATTTTACTTTGTTCAGTAGGATCATTTGAGAGTTTTTGTTCTGGTTTAGGAACTGCCGTATTTATATCATATATTGCTTTACTTACTAATATAAAGTTTACAGGTACTCAATATGCTTTATTATCAAGCTTTGTAGCAATACCAAGAACTATATTTACATCACAAACAGGATTTTTAGTAGAGTCAATAGGTTGGGAATACTTTTTTATATTTTGTACTTTAATTGCAATACCTGGATTAATTTTAATAAAGAAATTAGATGAATAAGAATCATTATACAGGAGAAGTTTTAAATTGGTAGATTATTTGATATGAAAAAACTAAACAAAAAATATAATTTAAAAAAATTAGATCTAGATAGAAAGTTTGTAGAAGAAAGATTTAAGTATGAGGATGGAGCTTTTGGTCATTGTATATCATTACCGAGTATTTATGATTTAAAAGAACCATATAAAAGTCATCATAATAATGTACCATTGAGGGGAGTATTGGGTCACACTCCATATTTTAAAGAAATCTTTGATAGTTTTAAATCAGAGATAACTTCATTCAGATTATTAAGAAGAAAGGCTGATACATCTTATGGATTACATAATGATAAAGATATGGGAGAAGATATAAAAAGATTTCAGATTCCTATTGTTACAAATGATGATTCTATGTTATGTGTTACTCATTATGATGAAATTTCCGAAGGTTGGACAGAAGAAAATAGTTATACTATGGAAGATTTTGGTAGAAGATTTAAAGGTAGATATGATTCTTATCAGTTAGAATCAGGAACAATGTATCATTTTGATGTTACTAAAATTCATACTTTATTTAATGAGGGAGATACTGATAGAGTTACATTATTGATTGATGTAAAGGTAAATGATTGGTCGCTAAAATTTATTGAAGGGTTTGAAGATTTTTAAACTATTTATTTAAAAGGTTTCAATTCATGAAATTAAAATCACTATTTGATCACATAAATCATATTACGTCAAAACAGACCAAAGGTTATTGGGATTCTCTAAACGAAACAGAGAAGAAACAATGGTCTAATTATATGATTAACCGTTTTCTATCTATGAAGATGGAGTGGACTGATTTTGTTAATGAAATACAGAAATTAAAGCTTGACTCGTACCAACTTTATGTTGTATATTCCAGTATATTACCGAAGGGTAAGCAGTATTTAAAATATATTAAGAAGAAAAAAGGAACTATTTATAGTAAACAAGTTATTCAGACATTCTCAGAATATTTTCAAATAAGTCAGTCAGAATCAGAAGATTATTTAAATCTATTATCAAAAAAACAAATTAGAGAGTTAGTTTCAAAGTATGGTTATGCCAATAAAGAATTAAAACAAATGGGATTATAAAATGAAAGTTATTAAAGAGTCAAGTACAAAAAAAGGTATGTCGTTAGAAGAAGCGTATGGTAATGCTAATGGTGATAAGTCAGTTGTTACTTTGATGGAAGAAGAATGGCCACAAATGACAGCGGAGTTTCGTCGTTTACAACGAGTACAATACGAATTATTTTTACACAAGCAACATGATTATGGACCAGGAAATATTTCGGTAGGTTCTCAGTTAAAAACTGATGAAGAAGTAAAACTTTCTCTTACTGGGTTATGGTTTAGAATGAATGATAAGATTCAAAGATTGAAAACCTTATTGATGGGTGGTAGAGAATCAGCAGTAAATGGTGAACCTATGGAAGATGCATTTCTTGATGTTTCCAATTATGGTATTATGGCAACTATTGTCAAGAATGGTAAATGGGGAAAATAGTTTGTCAGACAAATTAAAAGTTAGTTATTCTCAATATTCTATGTGGTCTCAATGTCCTCATAGATGGAAATTAAATTACATTGATAGAATGTCTACCTTTACTGATAATATTCATACTTTATTTGGTACTTCTATGCATGAAGTTATGCAGTTTTGGGTTAAGACTATCTATGAGGTTTCTGCTAAAGCTGCAAATGAGTTAGATTTAAATACTATGTTGTTGGCTAAAATGAAAAAATTATATTCTGACCTTATGAAGGTAGAAGGGTCAGAGCACTTTACTACACCTGATCAATTAACAGAGTTTTGGCAAGATGGGTGTGCAATTTTAGATTTTTTAAAGAAACGGCGTGGAGATTATTTTTCTAAAAAGGGATGGGTTTTAAAAGGTATTGAAACTGAATTGGATTGTCCACTTACAGATCAAGTAGGTTTTAGAGGATTTATAGATTTGGTACTTGAAAATACGATAAATCAGAAAATTAAAATTATAGATATTAAGACTTCTACAATGGGTTGGAATAAGTGGGCTAAAGCAGATAAGAACAAAACAGATCAATTGTTGTTGTATAAACAGTTTTATTCAAAACAGTTTGATATACCAATGGATAAAATTAATGTAGAATATTTTATTGTTAAAAGAAAATTATATGAAAAAGTAGAATGGCCTCAGAAAAGGGTACAGTCTTTTATACCAGCAAATGGGACTCCATCTATTAATAAAGTTTTAAATAATTTAAGTAATTTTTTGGAAGATGGATTTGAGGGGAATACTCATAAACATAAAGATTATTTAAAAAATGCAAGTAAAAAAACTTGTAGATTTTGTGAATTCAATCAAACTGAGTATTGCGATGAAGGGATAAAATAATGACTAGAATGAGAGTAACTTTAAGGTTTTATTTACCTGATTTTATAGAAAATTTAAATACTAATATAGAACAGTTAGAAAAAATATATAAAAAAAGTTTGGCACCCATAACTTTATATTTGTGGTATGATACTGACGATAAGAAAGATTTGGGACAGTTAAAGGAGTTTATTAAAAATTGGGAATCTAGACAACATTTTAGAACGGTTATTAGAACATCTTTCGTAAATTCACCAAAGGATTTTATTTGGTTTGATATAATCCCATATACTTATGATAATAAAACAGGCTATAATAGTAGATTTTCATATTCTTATATTGATAAATCTAAAATAGTGGAAGGTATTAAACATTTTGATGAAATTTTAAGTTTTACAACTGGACCCAAACCTAAAAAAATACAAAAAAGGACAGACCATAATTATAATGAAAGTGGCGATAGTAGGTAGTCGTAAGTACGATAATAAACTAAAAATAAAAGAATTTATTTTTCAATGTAAAGAACAGTTTGGTGATAAATTGGAAATTGTTAGTGGTGGATGTAAATATGGAGCAGATAAATTTGCTAAACAGGTATCAATGGAGTTGGATTTAAGATATGTTGAATTTCCACCAGCACATTTTCCACATAACCAATTTTGTATCAGGGAAGCATTTAATTATGGTAAACCATATGCAGTATGGAATTACTTTAAAAGGAATAAAGAGATAGCAAATTATAGTGATATGGTTGTAGGTTTTATACCAGAGGGAGTTGAATCAAATGGAACTCGTAATACACTAAATCACGCAGAAAACTTTAATAAAAAGGTTATTATTATAAACTAAGTATATATTTATATATATGTATATATGGAATAAGAGATTATGGACGAAGAATTAAAATTAACATCAGTTAAAATTTTAACAAGCCTTCATAAGAGATTTAAAAGGTTTTGTTTAGAAGATGAGTTTACTCTACAAAAACTTGTTAATAGATCATTGGATTTATATACAACGGATGGAGAGTTTAAAAAGAAAATAGATGAATATCAAGAATTAGAACATTCTGGAAGTATGATATGAAGAAAAAGAAGAAAATTTTACTTTTATCTGATGATTTAAGAATGTCATCAGGAGTAGGTTGTGTTTCGAAAGAATTTGTTTTAGGTACTGTTAGTCATTATGATTGGGTACAGATAGGTGGAGCTATTAAACATCCAGAAACAGGTAAAGTGTTTGATATGCGGGATGATATAAGACAAGTAAGTCCTGAAATTGAAGATCCATATTTGATGATTTATCCATGTGACGGATATGGAGACCAAGAGTTGTTGAGAGCAGTAATGCGAAAAGAAAAACCAGACGCAATTCTACACTATACAGATCCAAGATTTTGGACTTGGTTATATTCTATGGAGCATGAAATTCGGTCACAGATACCGATTTTTTATTATAATATATGGGATGATTTACCTTATCCAATGTGGAATGAACCATATTATGAATCGTGTGATTTGATTATGAATATATCTAAACAAACTGTAAATATTGTTAATAATGTTTGGCATCAAGAACCACCTGAAGATTGGCAAGTAACTTATATTCCACATGGAATAAATCAAGATGTTTTTAAACCTCTACCTATAGATGACAGCGGTTATCAAAAGTTTATGAAGGAAAGTAACCACCCAGTTGAAGATTACGAATTTGTAGTATTTTTTAACGCTAGAAATATTCGTAGAAAATTACCAGGTGATGTAATACTATCATTTAGTACATTTGTAGATATGCTTCCAGAAGAAAAAAGAAATAAATGTTTATTGTTAATGCATACAAATCCAATTGATGAAAATGGAACTGACTTGATGGCGGTAGCAGATGCAGTAGCACCTGGAAAAAATGTTAAATTTTCAACGGAAAAACTAACTCCAGAATGTTTAAATTATTTATATAATTTTGCAGATGTTACTATTAATCTGGCTTCCAACGAAGGATTTGGACTAGGAACAGCAGAATCAGTAATGGCGGGTACTCCAATGATTGTGAATGTTACTGGTGGAATGCAAGATCAATGTGGATTTAGACTTGATGGTAAATTATTGACAGCAGAAGATTATACAGATATACATTCTTTACACGATGCAAAGAAGTGGAAAGATAATCCACGACTTACTCACGGTAGTTGGACAAAACCAATATGGCCTTCTAATCGCTCACTACAAGGTTCAGTTCCAACACCATATATTTTTGATGATAGACCAAGTTTTGAAGATGCCGCTGAAAAGTTATATGAATGGTATCAGACACCAAAAGAAGATAGAGATAAGGCTGGATTAGAAGGTAGAGAGTGGATGTTGAGAGAAGATACTTGTCTTTCAGCTAAGAGAATGAGTGAGAGATTCATAGAAGATATGGATAGAGGTTTTGAAAAGTGGACACCAAGAAAACAATTTAAGTTATATGAGGCATAAATGAGTGATTATAATGGTTTTAGTTTTGATTTAGAAGGTAATGGTAAGAAAATAACTAAAGATAGAGTAGATAAAGTTCTTGAATTTACAGAAGATTCTAATGAATGGAATGTAATAGGGGAAGTATTAGAGGTTGAAGATGGTAATATTATTCTTATGGGAGATAATGATGACCCATGGAGATATAATTATGCCAATGAAGTTTTGTTTCTTATTAAAAAATTACAAGAAGAATTAGATTTTACTTTCAAGGGAGAGTTTGTGTGGATGTCAGACGACTATCAAAATAGTTATACAAATACATATACATTTGATGGTAGTGGAGATTATGAAGAAGAATTTGAAGAGGAAGAGCATGAGTGGTACGAAGATGAGTAAACCAGTTTGTTTAGTTACAGCACCTGTAGGTACAAGAAGTGGTTATGGGGCACATGCAAGAGATATAGTACATTCACTTATTGATTTAGATTTATATGATGTGAAGATAATGCCAGTTCGATGGGGATCAACACCACAAAATGCTTTGGATAAAAATAATCCAGAAGATAAAAAAATACTGGATAGGTATTTACCAGAACCTAATTTAGATAAGCAACCAGAAATTCATATCCATATTGTAGTTCCAAATGAATTTGAGACATGGGGAAAATATAATATAGGTATAACTGCAGGAGCTGAATTTACCGCAGTAAGACCTGAATGGATAGAAGGATTAAATAGGATGGATTTAAATATAGTTCCATCTGAATTTACTAAGGAAGGGATTGTTAAGACTAAATTTGATAAAACTAATGAACAAACTAAAGAAAAAGTTGGAGAATTACTTTTAGAGAAACCTATAGAAGTATTGTTTGAAGGTTACAATGAAAATATTTATGGAAAAGTTACAACTGATGATTTGATAAACGAGGAATTATCAAAAATTAAAGAAAATTTCTGTTATTTTTTTACAGGTCATTGGTTACAGGGTGGTTTAGGTAATGATAGAAAAGATGTTGGGGCATTAATTAAAATATTTTATGAGACTTTTGGTAGAAAGCCAAACAAACCAGCGTTGATTTTGAAGACCTCAGGTGCTACTCCGTCAGTAATGGATAGGCACGAGGTATTAGGTAAAATTGATCAAATTAAAAAACAATTTCCTGGACAGAAGTTACCCCCAGTGTATTTATTACACGGAGATTTGACAGATGACCAGATGAATGCATTATACAATCATCCTAAAGTAAAAGCTATGACTATGTTTACTCATGGAGAGGGATTTGGAAGACCTATTTTAGAATTTTCAACTACTGGAAAGCCTATGTTGGTTAGTAATTGGAGTGGTCATTTAGATTTTCTTAAAAAGGACGCCGTTACCCTTCTAAAAGGAAGATTAACAGAAGTTCCAAAGGATGCATTTCCAGAGAGTATATATCAAGATGGAGCTCAATGGTTTACTTGTGATTATGGTTTGATCAAAAAAGAGTTGGTTAATTGTTTTAAACAATACAAAAAATATAGTAAAAAATCTCAGAGACAGAAAATTTATGCTAGAAATTTTACTCGACAGAAAATGACAGAAAAATTAGGAATGATTCTTGATAAATATGTTCCAGAATTTCCGAAAGAGGTACAACTGAATTTACCTAAACTTAAAAAGGTTAGCGATTCTAATGTAGAGCCTACTAAAATAAAACTTCCAAAGCTGAAAAAGGTGTAATGTGGAAAAGAAAGTAACTTGTTCAGTATGTAAGGCTGAAAAAATGTGTATAGAGGAATCTCAGGGAGATTTTTCATCATATATGTGTTTTAGATGTGGATATATGTCGGATAGTAGGATGAAAGAAGATTCAGAATTTATGAAAAAACATTTAAAAAATACTCCGCAGGTAGTTTTAGATTTAAAACAATATGATTTAGAGAGGTCAATTTATTGGTATCCTTCAGTAGTAAATGTTCCAAAAAAGGGTGTAGTATATCCAAAAGAAAGTCCAAAAACTTTTGAGGATAGTTATTGTTGGGAAGCGGCTAAATATATTAAATCAGAGAGAAAAGGATATGATTTTGAATTAGATATGGATAATTCTAGAGAATTTAATTATCAATTATTTTATGAAGCACTACGATATATAGAAGTAGTAGTAGAAGGAAATGTAGATGAAAGTAATTACGCAATGGCCTAAAGTAAAGTCTGGAGATATAATTTCTTTTAAGTATAAAAATGAAAGAACTAGAAAGAATCTAACTCATTCAATTTTAGTATTAGCCAAAGATCAGAAAGTGCCAACTAAATCAGGAGATAAAAGATTTTTGATTGGATTAAAAATAGAAGAAAGCAATAGACCATTGGTTCCCAGAGATGTTATAGAAAAATTTTTAATGGAAATAGGAGAAATTGAGTTAGTAGATGCTAGAAATAAGATTTATGGATTAAAATTAGAAACTATAGGAAATGTAGGAGAGGTTCAAATAAAAAGATTTTATAGAGATTTAAAACCATTAAATAGAACTAATAATCTATATAGAACTTATGATTATGTTAAAGCTAGAAAATCTCCAGTCTATAAAGAGCCTATAAAATTATCAAATACTTTAAAGGAAGCATTAGAAACCAGATTCGAATATGAAAATTAGTTATGCCATTACAGTATGTAATGAAGAAATAGAGTTACAAAAATTAGTTACATTTTTATTAAAACATAAAGAGTTACAAGATGAAATAGTAATCACCTACGATTCTAAAAACGGTAATAAAGGTGTAGAAGAATATTTAAGAAGTCATTCTGTAAATGGAGAATTTAGTTGGCATCCATTTGAGTTTGATGGTAACTTCTCAGACCTAAAAAATCATACTAAGAAAATGAGTAGTGGAGATTATATATTTCATTTAGATGCAGATGAAATCCCACATGAAATGTTGATGGAACAACTACATACTATATTAGAAATGAATGATGTTGATTTGGTTTGGATACCAAGAGTAAATACAGTTGAAGGTCTCACCGATGAGTGGACACAAAAATGGGGATGGAAAGTAACAGAAAAAGGTTGGGTAAATTATCCAGATTATCAAGCACGAGTATTTAGAAATAGTGAAGATGTATATTGGCAGGGTAAAGTGCACGAAAGAATAACTGGTTGTAAGACTTATTCTCATTTACCACCACACGAAGAATTGTCGTTATACCATCCTAAGACAATTGATAAACAAGTAAAACAAAATGAATTATATGAAGGATTGATGAAATGAGAACATATGTTATAGCAGAAATAGGAATAAATCATAACGGTGATTTGAATATAGCTAAAAGACTGATAGATATTGCTTCAGCGGCTGGGTGTGATTCAGTAAAATTTCAAAAGAGAAATCCAGATGTTTGTGTTCCTGAAGATGAGAAATCTAAAATTAGGAAAACGCCGTGGGGTGAAATGACTTATTTGGAATACAAATATAAAGTAGAGTTTGGTAAAGAAGAATATGATGAAATAGATGTATATTGTAAAGAAAGAAATATTGATTGGTCTGCTTCGCCTTGGGATTTAGATAGTTTAGAATTTTTAATGCAGTATGATATCCCATATATAAAAATACCTTCGGCAATGTTAACCAATGATGAATTGTTGTTGGCGGCGAGAGATACTGATAAAAAAGTAATTCTCAGCACTGGTATGAGTACTAGAGAAGAAATAGATCATGCTGTAATTTTGTTAAAATCAAAAGTTGTGGTAGAACCGTATTATGAAAAAGCTGGAAATTTTGTTTTATTACATTGTAATTCTACATATCCTGCCCCAATAGAAGAATTGAATTTAAGAGCAATTAAAACACTTAAAGAAAGATATAATTGTGAAGTGGGATATAGTGGACATGAGTTTAGATTATCACCTTCAGTAGCGGCTACTTATTTAGGTGCTTCAGTTATAGAGAGACATATTACATTAGATAGGTCAATGTGGGGTTCTGATCAATTGTCATCAGTAGAGCCACAGGGGTTATTTAAATTAATGAGTGGAATAAGAGAATTGGAGCAGGCTCGTGGTGATGGGGAAATAAAGGTCACAGAGTCAGAGAAAAAAGTACGAAAACATTTGAGGGGTTAGATGCATCTTTTTGATCCAGCGTTTACTAGTGAAGACCAATCTGCGGAGAAATTAAAAAGTTTCTTTCCATTTACAAATAATATAAAGAAAAATACTGATATAGTATATAATTATTTGGATGAATTTGATAAATTTAAAGATAGTAAAATATTAATTGTAGGTGCAGGACCTTCTACAAATGAAGTTAAGTGGCATAATTTAGACTATGATTATATATTTTCTTTAAATCATTTTTATTTAAATTCCAATTTGAAAAACAGGAAAGTAGATATTGCAATTGTTGGTGGAGAGGTGGATTATCAAAGTGATGACTTTTTAAATTATGTAAATGAGTTTAATCCAATATTAATGTTTGAGTTACATTCTAGGTGGGAGAATGAAAAAAAATATTTAGAATTACTTTATGAAAATTATCCTAAAATTAGTTGTTTTAATACTAGAGTATATGGCAAAATAGGTGGAGCTCCCAGATTGTTAATGTTTGCATTAGAGATGAAACCTAAAGAACTTTATTTTGTAGGTCTGGATGGAGGACCAGGAGTTTCTGTTAAAACTAAATCGATGAATAAAAATGATATAAAACATTCTTTCCAACCAGGTAAAAGTAATATGGCATGGGAAATTACTGAATCTAATGCTTATGATATTTATTATGGACAATATGAAGAATTATGGAATTATATTTTGAATGAATTAAATTATGATACTAGACTTTACAACTTGGGAGAAAATTCAGAGTATAATTTTAGTTCTTATTGGAGTAAAGAACATTTTCCGTTAACCGACGAAATACAAAGGAAGATTAGATAATGTATGATGTAGATTTTTATATGAAATCCCACCCAATTGTAAAAAGATTGGAAAGTGGTGAAAAAGTGCCTATGAAAGATCTTATGGAGACTTTTGAACGGT